ATCTTAATCGGTGGGGTTTTTTATTATATTTATTGTAAATTTGTAAAAAAGATGTATGGCATATTCTAATTTTATCATAGATTTTACTTTAACGGAAACTGCTCCTGTGGTTGAACCTGTTACATTAGCAGAGGCAAAATTGTATTGTAGGGTAACAACTTCGGTTGATGATAACCAAATAACCTTGATGATTAAACAAGCAAGGGAAGCGGTTGAAGTAGGTACAGGATTAAGTCTTATTCCTAAAACTGCGGTTGTATGGTTTACCAATTGGAATAGTGCGTTTGAATTACCATATGGTCCAGTAAACACAATAACAAGTTTAATAAATGAGCAAGGTGATACAATAGCCGTTGGTGATTATACATTAATTGGTGGTAAATTTCCTAAACTTATAAGACCATCATACCAAAACTTAAAGTTTACTTACACTTGTGGATATACAACCATTCCTAGTGATTTAAAGATTGCTATATTAGACCAAGTGAGTTACGATTACGAGAATAGAGGATTAGATTCAAATACAGGTATTTGTGAAAAAACTTGGAGAGCGTGTCAGCGTT